AGCTTGTAAGTGTTTCAAGTTCTGAATCGGATAATGCTTCTTTGAATAATGACAAAGAATATACTTTCTTTTGGTTTTTTAAAATTCTGCTACTATTATTGTAACTAAAAAATATACCGTTTAAATCTGTTGCAAAACTTACAGTTCCTGTTGATGAACCCAATAAACTACCATTTAGATAAGCCTTGCAATCGCCTGTTTTGTATTTAATTGCAAGTTTGTATCGTGTATTGGGTTGCGATTGACCTGCATTACTGTTGCCTAAAAAAATCTGTGTCATTCCACTTCCTTTTACAAACACCCTAAACTGACTTCTATAATTGTCAAAACTTATTCCCTCGCTAATGTCGGAGGTTGTTCCAAACGTCATAGTATCTCTAAAGGCATCGGTACTTGAATCTGTTGTTGTTTCGTATAAATATTCAAAATCAACAAAAATAGTACCCTCTGTTTGTCCTATTATATCTTCTAACCCACTTGTTATTTCGCATTGGTCAACCAACCTTGTAACTGCCGAACTACTTGTTGGTATGTAGCTTGATGCGTATGTTCCTTCTTCTTGTTGCGCTCCCCAAAAATACATCGTTCCTGCTGTTCCATACCCTGCACTTGGGTATATGTATAAAATGTTATTTGTTCCTCCCGCTGTATAAGTACCGCCTATTCTGTACCAATCATCTTCCACAGGCTCTATAAATACACTTGTAAAACCGCTATTTGATATTGTTTCATTTAATAAATTATAATCAGCAGCCAATGAACCTGCACCATTATAAACCTCTAATCGTGTTGTTGTTGTGCTTGTAGAAGTGTCTAATTTTGCATAAATTGAAACAGTATATGTAACGCCTGCCGAACCCGAAAAAGAAGAAGATTTGCGCCAATTATTAGCAGTAGAAACTAATTTAGATGCGTTTGTCGTGCCATCGGGAGATACAATTGCGCTTGAAGTTATTGTAACCCCTACATCGCCCCAACTACTAAAATCTTCACTATAAGCGGTATTGTTTGTTCTTTGAGGCTCTAAAAGTAAATGAGGGCAGTCTTGTACTTCTCCGTCAATAAAAGGATAGTCTAAACGTGGAACGTTAGCACTAACATCCTCAATCAATCCTTGTGGGTTTACTCTTGTTGCTACGCCACTTCTTGTATGAGTAAAATCGCCTGCGCCACTATTAGGAATAACAGAATATAACTTACTTGCTTTGTAACCGCTTGGTATCTGAATTAAACGTGCTTTGTCGTATATGCTCATTCAAGTATTTTTTTAGTTTTGTTATATTCTTATTTTTTGGTTTATATTGCTTTCTTACAGAACCCATCCACTAAATATTACGTCTTTATCGGGATATATTTCCTCGTTTGAATTGTCATAATACTCAGGAAAACTGCCCGAAGCATTAAACGACATATAATCTACAAATCTTTGAGTGTAGTATTCAGCAAAATCTCTCTCCTTTTGAATTAAGAAGTCTATTTCAACTTTATCTACATTTAAACTATTTTCAGAACTATGCTTAAATACACCTCCGTTTGCAATTGTATATGCTGCAAATGGAAGGTACTCAACCATAGCGTAATGTATAAGCATAGGTTGCACATAATCATTAACCAAAGATAAGTAAGGATCAGCGAGAGTTCCTGCTACAATATCTGCACTTATCTTGTCATACAACTTGCTACCTAAGTAGTTTTGTATATGAATCTCTTGTGCCAACTTAATAAATTGAATAAATTTATCAGTATCGATATTTCCACTTAACGCTGTGTTCTTAACTAAATCTGCTCTTTTTATAAATAGTGCTGTTGCCATTATTCAGTTATTTCTTTTTGTTCATCTATAACTTCTGATACATCATCTTCAGAATCCTTTTTAACGCCTGTTTCCTTCTCTATCTCGGCATCTGTGATAGCATTAGTCAAGTCAGTAAATTCAAGAGGCTGTAAGGTCTTAAAATAGATATCTAAATCAATGTTGTTGTAATCTAATAATCTCTCTAACTCATCTAATATTGTTAACTGCATAGGTCTTATAACTGTATTGTCCATAAGAATAGAAGCGGTCTCTAATTCCTCTGCGTTGTTTCCAAGACCTGAATTATCTTTTATACCAACCAACATGGGAGATACAATTCTGTGGGAAACCATAACCTTCTTCATACTTTCATCTGAAAGGAATTGGTATTGTTGATGAGCATCGCTCAATATAACAGGCTCTATGGTTGCCGAAAGTTCTTTGCTATCATTAAACGCCAATATAAACTTACCTGCGTTAGAAGAACCACTAAACTTTTCTTGTATAGAACGCTCTATCTCGTCTCTTTGCTCCTCTGTTGGTATTCCATTGTTGAAGTTAATCAACATTGATGGTGCTAATCCATTTTGAATATTGTTGATATGATAGTTCGCAATTTCTTCTTCAAGTTCCGAATACTGTAATCCACCTTGATAGTCAACAGGAGAGTAGTAATGAAAACCTGCTCTATAAGGCTTGATGTATAGTATTTCAATCGCTTCTTTGCTATATCCAAAAGCAGGGATGCGTAGTAACTGATCGTTTGTTTTAGTTTTTGTCCAATCATTTGAATAATAATAACCTGTTATATCTCCGTTTTCATCACATTTCTCTGCTCTTAGAGTTTCAACAGGTATGTGTGCTATTTGAGCAATCTTCTTCCTATCTTTTGAGTAAATTACTTGTACAGCAGCTTGCCCCATCATCTTGTAGTCGTAGCAAATCTTTTTGATTACCTTTTTAGTAAACAAAGACTTCATCTCCTCGTATTCTTTTACTTTATCCTTGCTTTCAACAGCATCCAATCCTTTTCCGTATATCATTTCGGCAATACCATTAATAGCAGCATTGTTTGTTGGAGAGCCATTGTATCTGTCGATTAGATACTGAAAGTAGTTGTTGTCATCGCCATAAGAAATCCAATCTCTATTGTGTACCTCTTTTATTTCAGGTCTTGTGTAAGATGATAGACCAACAACGTGAACTTGACCTACTTTTTTGTTTAATATCTTCTTTTTTGCCATAATTTATATTTTACAAGACAATGTAATCGTTATCGTGGGTGTCTTGTGTGATATATTCGCTTTCATTAACAGTATATCTTACTAATTCTACTTGATTGGTACAGAATATTCTGTCTTTGTATAGTGGTATTAGTGCCAATTCATCAGCCTCAGTCCAACTACCTTCATTATCCCAACTTTGAGTATCTGAATCCCATCCATCAGCAGAATTAAATACATCTAAATCGTAAAATCTACCTTTTTTTAGTGATATTACTCCTGATAGCTCAGAATAATTACCCGAAGTAGTACTATTAAATTCATACTCCGAAGTAACATTAGTTGAATTATCTCTTATCCTTAAAATAGATACTCCGACATTGTATAATCGTGGCACTATCTTAAACGATTGAGAGTCTGTTGTTTCTTTTAATATTACCATATATAAGTAATAAATATTAAGTCTATTGTTTTATGTAAACAAAAAAAGGGTAGCTTTTGCTACCCCTTATTGAATTGAAATTACAATTATATATTATGCAGGATCACGTTGTGTACCTGCTGTTGCAGTTGCAGAAGCAAGACCTGCAAACGGATCGGCAGATGTAGCGCCATCTACAAAGTTTGCCATATAGATTTCACTTGCTGTTAAAGTAAGTGTATATCCATTTAAGTCTCCCATCGCAGTTCCTGTAACAGCAGTTCCCCCTGTTACTTCTGCTCCGTTGTCAAGACCTACAACCATTACGTTGCCTTTAAAGTCCTCAACAAATACATGAGGTCTGCCATAAGCCATTACCTTCAATTCTTTGTTATCTTCTTTAGTTAGTTTATGAAGCGTAATATTCAATACCTGCTCAAAGAAAGTAGTTCCGTTCTCTGTTGAGGAAGTGATATTCTGCTCTAAACTTGAGTTCCCTTTTACATCATAAGTGTAATATGTAAAAGTACCTGTCGAATCGGTTAACTCGTCATCACTCCCGAGAGTAACTGTACCCAAGTCTCCGAAATCTACAAAGTGGATTTTCTTAATTCCACCTACTGCATCTTTACAGGGTTTTAATCTTCCTGATGATAAATCACAAGCCATAGTTTTATATTTTTTTTAGTAAAAAGGGTAAGCAGGGAATACCTACCTACCCCTTTATGTTAGACAATAATTATGAGTAAAGAACGATGTCAGCACCGATACCATACTGTACACCTGCTGTAAATCGCATTACAACACGAACATTTTGACTTCCATCAATATCTCCCATGTCGATAACTTTTACTTCGTTGTGGTCTGCTAACAGTCCTGTTCCAAAGTAAAGGTTAGATTTTTCAGCAGCAACCGCTGTGTTGTCTGCAAGTCCGTTAGCGACAAACAATTTAACACCATCAAAAGATAATGATCCGTTGTTCCACCATTGAGTACCTTGAGCGTTTGTACCGTTAGCACCAAGACCTGCTGCTGCAAATCCACCTAAGGCACGAACATAAGCACGAGCAATATTTTGAGAAACATAGATGTACATATCTTCTTTTCCGTAAAGGGTAGAAGGAATAGCATCAACGATTTTCCCAAGTTCAGCGATTACGTTAGCAGCATCAACAGTAGTTCCAACTACATCTACAACATCAGCATCAGCTGTCAATAGTGTAGCGAATCCATCAAATTCTCCTTCGTTGGCATCAACACCACCCCAAATGTTTTGCTCTGTTTTCTGAGCAACTTTTGCAGCAACGTGAGCAAGTAGGAAATCAGCAAACGATGGGGGTAAAGAGTCAAATGCAGAATATCCCATTTGAACTGCATCCCAATCAGAACGAAAGTCCTTTTTACACAATTGTAGGTTTACTTGGAATTCTTCAGGTTGAAGGATTCTTTCTGTTAATGTAAGTTCTGAGGTAGGTGTAAAATCACAAGTACCATCTTTGACGATTGCATCAGAAGATACTTTCTTGATTACCTCTTTAAATTTTACGTTTGGTTTTACTTCGATACCTCCGTTTTCGATAGTAGAACCACTTAATAGAGCAGCAGAAATGTATTTTCCTGCAAATTCTCCTGCGTAAGTAGTAGTAATTGAAGTTGTAGTAGCCATTTTTTTGTTATTTTATTTAGATTAATTTTGACATTACTCGATTAAGAGTTGTTTGTGGTTGATTTTGCCCAAATTTAAATCCTTGAGCATTGGATTTTGATTCTTCAGGGTTATGCTTGATAGGAGTTGCAGCGGGTTCGGCAGATAGCTTTTCGATTTGTTTAGACATCTCGACTTTTTCTTCTTCCTTTTCCATTTTCAATCCTTCAATCATTTCCTTCAATTCAGAAATCTTTGATTCAAATTCGTCTCTACTAACGTATTTTTCCTCATCAAGTTCTTCTTCTTTGACTTCTTCCTCAACGATTTCTTCAATCGCTTCAGGTTCTTCAGCCAATTCTTCAGAAAGATCAGTTGTTTCTTCAACAACCTCATCTTTCACTTCTTCTGATAATTGCACTTCTTCTTGGATTGTTTCCTCAACAGTTACAACTTCTTCAGCAGATACTTCTACTTCTTCAGCTTTCACTTCAGGCTTCTCAATCAAAGAAAGTTTCTGCATAATATCATTTAAGATAGATGTTGCTTTAATACTTTCCATAAATTAAAAGGTTATAATTAATTAATATATAATATAATAACAGTATTTTTC